GCACCCATGGAGATTGCCTCATTCGGGCATTCCGGTTCGCACATATCGCAGTTGATACAGCGTTTAGTAATCAATAAAGCCATTTCAATAACTTACCTATTTAATCATTTTAAATCATGCAGTTAATGGTATGTTTTATTGCGTACCATTCCGCACGACTTGTATGTTTATACAGTATAATATACATTGAGAAACCCAAGTTAGTAACACAAAACCGCAACACAAGCCGTTTTTGTTACCTCAGATAACCCGCATGTGTGAGCCTGAATTCGCACGGGCCTGACGCCAAGGAATTCCAATGCCGCGCACTGTAACACAGAAGCCAATTGCACCCAATAATGACGATTTTTTAGCCGCATCTGATAAGTGGGAATCCTGCAAACCCCCTTATACAAGCTCAGACATGAAGGTCTGTGTTGCGGCAGCAAAAATTATACTCGTTCATGTCGGGCAACCACGGCGATCCAAATACGAGAAAGAGAGTTTTCTGCGTATCGATTTCAGCAAAGCCGGAAAGGTGACATTCTACGCCGAGTTTCCTAAAAAGATGAGTCTAAAAGGTCAAAAATTAGGAGAGTGGCCCGAACTGGCTTTACCTTTGGCGCGTGAGAAAGCCGTCGGTATGGCGGAGAGTGGTCTGCGTGCTGAGTCAGTGCATCAGGTGCTTGGGTTGTACGAGGCAGATCTGGCCGCAAAGGTAGCTCGAAAGAAACTGGGGGAAGATAGCTTTAGTACCTATTGTACCCGCATTAAGCAACTGAAACTGGCGTTCGGTGAGCGCGAGATATTCAGCGATATAAGCTACAGCAATGTTATATCGGTGCTGGATCAGTGGGTTGCTACAAAGTCTAATAATCAGGCGTTAGAACTGTTCGCGGAGTTGCGCCGGTTTTGGAAGTATGCCGCGCCTCAGTACAGCAACGGCCGCAATATAGCCGCCAGTGTACCTGACGATTATATTTCTTCTCGGGTGCAAAAGCCTACGCCCACTCGGCTATTCACTGATATTGAATCTATTGCCGCGCTATGGCTAAACGTGGCGGCCACAACGTCAGTACATCAGAAGAATGCTATTCGGTTTATGGTGCTTACCGGTGTCCGTCCGATCAATGTGTGTAATCTAAAGTGGGATTATGTGCATGAAGATGTAAAAGAGATCGTTTATCCGGCGGGGGTGATTGGGATGCGAGGGGCGATGAAAACGCAGAAAGAATTCAGGTTGCCGATTACTCCAGCGATACAGCGTATTTTGAGTGAACAAAAAGAGTGGCGAGATTCCGTTGCGAACTGCAATAAAGAGTTCGTATTTTTGCAGCCGAGAGATCCGCAGCAACCATTTGCAAAGCGTTCTCTCGATAAGCTGATAAAAACATACAGCCCTGAAAATGCAGTTAAAGGAGTCCGGCACGACGGGACGGTGAAAGGGAAGTCGGGGGCATTCAATACGATGTGCCGTAAGTTCCTCAAGAGCAATATTATTGCTCAGATGCGCACAAGAGGTTATTCCCGTTCAGATACGCGAGAAATAAGCCTCTTATGCTTACATCATTCAGCGAAAAACGCTGATCCAATGGCGGAGCATTACGACTTTTCAGACGAGATATTGCAGGAGGAAATGGCGTTAAAGCGGTTGGCTTTTGAAGCGCATGAAGCGAGTGTTTTGACGCAGGTTGCTTTACTTCGAAAGAAATAATCAGTAGGTACTTTTGCACTTATCAATGAACGCCATAACATTACGGCGTTCATAGCGAACCAATTTATGCGTGAACCGGATAGGTGCAAGTACCTTACGGTGCCGATGGTTAATGTTCCAGTCGCGTAGCGTCTTGGTAGAAATACCCCCGACCAGATCACAAACCTGCTGCGGGGTGAGTAGATCATTGTCTGTCTGTGTGCTGGTAATCATCGTAACCCCCTCTTTTTCATGGCCTCAAGTAAGATGTCTTGTACTTCACGTTTTGAATCCCGCCGTTCTTTTACCAGCTCGTCTACCGTATCTTCGGCGATAATGTGGTAAATCCATACCGGGCGTTTGTGGCCTGCCTGCGCTTGCCGTGTGGGGCCGATACGCTCAATAATTTGCTGATATTGTTCCAGATCCCACCAGTGGGAGAAGAACGCCAGAATGTTGCCGCCGTCCTGTAGGTTCAGGCCGTGGCCTGCGCTGGCGGGGTGGGCGAATAGCACCGGTATTAACCCTGCGTTCCAATCGCGCTGCGTCTGTGGGTCTGCGTCCAGGTGGCGACCTTTAGGAAAGGCTTTTAACAGGCGGGCTAAGTCGCTTTTGAAATGGTAAGCGACGAGAACAGGCATACCGCTGGCCTCGGTGATGATGCTTTCCAACGCTTGCAGCTTGGCGTCATGTATCTCCGTCCAGTTGCCCACCTCATCGGTATAGATAGCGCCGCTGGCAAGCTGTAAACACTTCATCGTCTTAGACGCGGAGTTCATGGCTTCGATATCGTGGTCGCCAATTTGCAAAAACATCTCTTTTTCCATTTCTTTGTACTGGCTGCGGGCTTTAGGGCTAAGGCCGACGCGCACCACGCTATGGATCGGCTCGTCAATGTCGAACCAATCGGCTGCATTAAGGGAGATAGTGACGTCGCGCAGAGCGTCTTGCATTTGCTGCTGTGCGCACTCTCGTGGTTCGATTTTATTAAAACCGGTGGTGCCGATCGGGATGCGGTTAAACCAGCGGTCAGTGAAAGCGCTGAATGTTCGGCCTAGCCGCTGGCCTTTATCCAGAAACCACGCTTGCCCCCACAAGTCCTGTAAGCCATTTGGCGCGGGGGTACCGGAGAGATTCACCCAACGACCTGATCTGTGAGCAACCTTTGCTAACGCTGCCGCACGCTTACCGCCTTTGCGTAAACGAAAGGATTTCAGCCGGGTACTTTCATCGGCAATAACGGTACCGAACGGCCATTCACCGTCGAGGATTTCTATCAACCAAACGAGGTTATCGTAATTGGTGGTGAACACGCTGGCGTTAGGGTTACGCAGCGCAGCTAAACGTTCCTGCGCGGTACCGACCACCGGTTGCATTTCAATATTGCGCAGGTGATCCCACTTATCCACTTCATCTGGCCACGTAGACCGAGCAACCCGCAAAGGTGCGAGAACTAACGCCGGTTGGGTTTCGCTGCCAGACATAAACAGATCTTCAAGGCTGGTAAGCGTCGCCACGGTTTTACCCATTCCCATACCGGCCCAAACATTTGAGCGGGGGGCGTCTATTTCGTGAAGGATTATTTGGTTTTGGTATTCGTGGGGGATAAATTTCTTTCGCACACTGTTATTCCTGTAAAAAGCCCCGCACTTGGCAGGGCTGGCTATCTTATGCAGCCTGCTGGCTCATTAGCTGGGATAGCCTGGTCAGTCCCTTCGGAGTCACAAGAACCTGCTCGACAGTTTTCTCGGAGCCATCTCCACGTGTGATTACCGTAACTTTATGCTCCAGTAGACTAGCCTGGATCTTACTTTGGTAGGCTAGCCAACTTTTGCCACCGACTCGGCGATAGATCCAGCCATTGGCACTCAGGTAAGTGAAGAGGTCTTTAGGGCGGATTTGCAGATCCTTGGCTGCGGTGGATATGCAGGTACCGCCATCAGATTTGGCAATACGGTGTAGCGCGTCAACGTCAGGTTTCATTTCCTGCACTTGATTTTGCAGGGTAACGTCAGCGCGATAACTCATGCTGATCGGTGTTGTGTATGAGGTGCCGTTAGTTATGCTTGGGAACTGGCTAGGTACGCTGTTTATGTAGCAGGTTACCACTCCGTCTGTAAGCTCAGTATTGAGGTTGAACAACTCTATCAATTCAGCGGCAATAACATGAGATTTAGACTTTCCACCCCCTGCCTTAACGTTGATATTAATCTGATACACGCCTCTGAATACGCGGGAAATTTGCGCTAAATCAATAGCGTCTGTTGTGGCTGGCATTACGTGTGATTGCAGATACATAGTACCAGTATCATCAAAGCTAACGTTCTCAGCAGCCAACGGAATACCTTTAATTGCAGCCCATTCTCCCAGCCGTTTTTCCAACAATGCAGTGATTCGCTGAGTACTCACTTATTCACCTCATTAGCTGCTTCAGTAAAGTATTTAACAGCGTCCTCGGCGGTTATGCGGATCATCCCGCTTGGGGCTTGTGATGAATGACCAAATTCAAGTGGATACGCGTATGGGACGTTATTGGTGAAGTAGATGGCCTTGGTGCCAACCTTGAACTGCTCAATCATGTAGTTACCGACGGCTATTGTTATATTGCCGTTCGGGTCTTTCCTGCCGGTTTCACCCTCTTGCTGAACATCCAAGCTAACCTGCCAGTTGCCACGAAAGCGCCCACCGGTATAGCCAGCAGGTGCCTTGACGTCCATGCTATCGGTTACCCTGGCTCGTTTTTTCAGTCGTCCCGTTTTGGTTAGGTTGGCCGAGTCGCTCTTCAGTTCTTCGTTATGCTCGAAAACAGCATCGTTATATGAAACGGCTGTATTGTTGATTGCCCATAAGTCAGGGTTACCAACCGGCGATATCGTAACTAACTGATTAAGAATTTTGATAGCCCCTTTTTGAACTACTAATTCCTGATTACGCTTACCCTTTTCAATAAACGCATTAATTGAAGCCATGAAGCTGGAATTGTCAGCCATATCACGTCCTCAGTTGTGGTTTGTAGCAAATCAGCAGTGCGGCGGGTTTCACTGGATTAGGTTTAATTACTCGGTATTTTTTGCCATCAACCATAATTAGATCACCAATGCGGATTTCCACATTAGCGGTCGCCGACATTTTCACATCACCATTTTGGATTAACGTGCCATCAATTTCACCGGGAGAGTAACTGGAAATAATGCCAATAATGGAAGATGTCTCCAGCGGGATATCAACTTCAACACCGCCAACGAACTCGACACCACCGCCTCGCGTGAGTTGGTAGATGGTGCCATTTTCGGTAATCAATCGTGTTGCTGTAGCTCGCATTCGTGGGTAATTGACAGCCATATCACCGCCTTTCTATCTGAGAGTGAATATAGTCAGTTTTAAGTGATTCAATCGCGCCAACCATTACGTATGGAGCGCCACCATGGTGATAACAATCCATTACATCGCCATTGCTGATCATGATTATCGCCAGGCTCTGAGGATTACCATTTTCAGCAAACTCTAGCGCTTCTTTTAGTAACCGAACCACATTGGCTTTATTGTGTTCTGCCGTGCTGTCTTTTATGAGAGGGACTATTTTCAATTCCGACATTTCACCCCCTCACCACACGAACCTGGTTTGTGCTGGTTATCATTCCGCGCAATAGCCCGTTTAACCAAGTAAAACTCGGAGCCGAAGCGCCAGAACCTTCTGCATATGAAACGCTAACCGCGCCAACTACAGTTTCTTGAGTTACTTCACCACCACCGGCAAATGCTGGAGATAAGTCTATTACCTGCGCTTCAATCGCCAATCTGCATTGAGCCTGTATAACCTGTTTTGGGATAACGTCTTTAGGCAATAGGTGACCGTCGACCACAACCCCACTGCGCGGCCAGAACAAAGGCTGCTCAGCCACAGACCTACTTCCTTTCCATATCAATCCAGCCAGGTAGTCCATCCCTTGCAAAAGCAATTTCTTACAGGCGCTATCATCCGCTGGCACCTCATATCCGCGAGAAGTTGCGAGAACTCGCAAATCATCCACACTTGCGTAGCTTTCGAAGTCAGGAGAGTCAGGGTCAGTAACCAACATAAGCTATCCTTATTCGCTAATATGCCATTCTTCACGTAGCCATAACTCAACCGAGTCTGGGTGAACATCGGCTTCGGTCGGCCCATTGGGTAGAGTTGGGTGAACACGAAACATGCGAATAAATATTAACGGTTCAACAGGTTCAACAGGTTCAACAGGTTCAACAGGTTCAACAGGTTCAACAGGTTCAACAGGTTCAACAGGTTCAACAGGTTCAACAGGTTCA